GTTCCGGGGCATCGACAACATGGCGCTGGCTGGGCAAGTGGCCGCCGAGATCGAGCGCTGGGTGCCTGATGCAGTGTTCATCGACGCGGGCGCTGGCGCCGGTGTGATCGACCGACTGCGCCAGCTCGGGCATGACGTGATCGAGGTGAACTTCGGGGGCAAGGCGCTGGACGTGCGCTATGCCAACAAGCGCGCCGAGATGTGGCACGAGATGGCCGACTGGGTGCGAGCGGGCGGGGCGATCCCCAACGACAACTCGCTCAAGCTGGAGCTGGCCACGCCCACCTACAAGTACGACGCAGCCAACCGCATCGTGCTGGAGAGCAAGGACGACATCAAAAAGCGCTTGCCCGATGCCGGCTCGCCTGACTTGGCCGACGCCTTGGCGCTCACGTTCGCCCAGCCGGTGGCCACGCGCGACCGCTTCGCCGACGTGCCAGGCTACAAGGCCAACAAGACGTCCGCGAACTTCGACCCCTACGCCGCCATGCGCTGACGGGTGCGCGTAATAAGCACGCCGCCCCATAGAGTTGGCGGCATGACCGAACGCATCGACATCCGAGACTGCCTCGTCGCAGACATCGAGCATGCTGCCATGGGCAGTGAGCTGATGGACGAGTACGCCCGCGAGTCGGCCATCGGTGAGCTGGGGCCTATCGCGCCGCAGTGGGATCTGTACAAGCGCATGGAAGCTGCGGGCCTGATGCATGCCATCGGCGCCTTCGACGGTGAGCGCATGGTCGGGTTTCTGACACTCATCGTCAACGTGGTGCCCCACTTCGGCCGGGTCATTGCCACCACCGAATCGTTTTTCGTCCTTGAGTCGGCCCGACACACCGGCGCCGGCATGGGCCTGATGCGTGCGGCCGAGAGCCTGGCCAAAGAGCAAGGCGCTCTGGTGTTCTTCGTGAGCGCACCCGTGGGTAGCAAGCTCGCCGAGGTCATGAGCCGACACAAGCCCTACCGCGAGACGACTCGCTCGTTCATGAGGGCGCTGGCATGAGCAACATCGTCGTCGCTGAAAACCGCATCCCGGCCATGAGCGAGGCAGCCATCGACCGGGTGCGCGTGCTTGAGGCCGAGGTGCTCAAGCTGCCCCAGTTACAACTCACCACCCATCACGTGCTGCATGGCGGCATGTACGCCAGGACTGTCACGCTGCCTGCGGGCTCGGTCATCACGGGCGTGTTCATCCGCGTGCCCACGATGCTGGTCGTCAATGGCCACGCCGTGGTCAACACGAGCAACGAGGGCATGACCTTGGTCGGGCACAACGTGCTGGCGGCCAGTGCACACCGGCGCCAGGCGTTCATGGCCATCGAGGAAACACACCTCACGATGGTGTTCGCCACCCAAGCGCAGACGGTCGAGCAGGCCGAGGACGAGTTCACCAACGAGGCGCATCTGCTGATCTCACGACATGCCGATGCCATCAACCACATCACGATCACAGGGGAATAATCATGACAGGTGTAGCCACATCGACACTGCTCGCGGGCGCATTAGCTGCCTCAACAGTGGCGAACGTTTATTCCAGCAACAAGCAAGCCAAGGCGCAAGAGCGAGCAGGCGCTCAGGCTGCTGAAGCGTCCAAGGTCCAGGCCAAGCAAGCCGAGGAACAGATCAACCGCCAGAACCAAAAGACGCCCGACGCGGCGGCGATGATGTCGGCCAACAAGATGGCGGGCAAGGCTGGCAATGCCGGCACGATGCTCACCGGCCCCATGGGCGTGGCGCCAGGCAGCTTGGAGCTGGGCAAGAACACCCTGCTGGGGTCTTAAGCCATGCAAGACAACGGCAAGAAACTCACCAAGGACCGAGCACTCCAGCGATGGAGTGCGCTCAAGTCCGAGCGCTCGTCATGGGACACACACTGGCAAGAGATCAGCGACTACATGCTGCCGCGCTCGGGCCGGTTCTACACCAGCGACCGCAACCGTGGGACTCGCCGGCACAACAACATTTACGACTCGACCGGCACCCGCGCCCTGCGCGTGTTGGCCGCGGGCATGATGGCGGGCATGACCAGCCCGGCCCGGCCATGGTTTCGCCTGAGCACGAGCGACCCTGACCTGGACGAGTCCAGCAACGTCAAAACCTGGCTGGCCGACGTGCAGCGCCTGATGCTGATGGTGTTCAGCAAGGGCAACACTTACCGCGCCCTGCACTCGATGTACGAGGAGCTGGGCGCCTTCGGCACTGGCGCGTCCATCGTGCTGCCCGACTACAACGACGTGGTGCGCCATTACCCACTGACGACGGGCGAGTACGCCATCGCCGTGGATTACCGCGGCCAGGTCAACACGGTATACCGCGAGTTTGACAAGACCGTGGGCGAGCTGGTGGGCGAGTTCGGTCGGGACAACGTGAGCCAGACCGTGCGCAACCTGCACGACCGGGGCAACCTCGACGCATGGGTGACGATCATCCACGCCATCGAGCCGCGCACCGACCGCGACCCATCCAAGCGCGACACCAAGAACATGCCATGGCGCTCGTGCTACTTCGAGAACGGCATGCCCGAGGGCAAATTCCTGCGCGAGTCAGGCTTCAGGAAGTTCCCTGCCGTGGTGCCACGCTGGGCCACATCGGGCGGCGACATCTACGGCAGCAGCCCCGGCATGGAAGCGCTGGGCGACGTCAAGCAGTTGCAGCACCAGCAACTGCGCAAGGCGCAGGGCATCGACTACAAGACCATGCCCCCATTGCAGGTGCCCACCTCGCTCAAGAACCGCGAGATGAACACTTTGCCTGGTGGCGCCACCTACGTGGACGTGAGCGCCCCCAACGGCGGCATTCGTGCAGCGTTTGAGGTCAACCTCGACCTGAGCCACCTGCTCAACGACATCCAAGACGTGCGAGGCCGCATCGACTCGTGCTTCTACGCCGACCTGTTCCTGATGCTGGCGCAGAACCCACGAGCCAACATGACCGCCACCGAAGTGGCCGAGCGTCATGAGGAAAAGCTGCTGATGCTGGGCCCGGTGCTGGAGCGCTTGCACAACGAGCTGCTGGACCCGCTCATCGAGATGACCTTCGAGACGATGATGGAGTCGGGCATCGTGCCCCCACCGCCCGAGGAGTTGCAGGGCCGTGAGTTGTCGGTGGAGTTCGTGAGCATGCTGGCCCAAGCCCAGCGCGCCGTGGCCACCAACAGCATCGACCGCTACGTGGCCAACCTTGGCGCCGTGGCAGCCATCAAGCCCGAGGTGCTCGACAAGCTCGATGCCGACAAGTGGGCCGACGCCTATGCCGACATGCTGGGCGTTGACCCTGAGTTGATCGTGCCCGGCGAGAAGGTCGCGCTCATTCGTGAGCAGCGTGCGCAGGCACAAGCCGCCCAGGCGCAGATCGCAGCGGCCCAGCAGATGGCCACCACGGCCAAGGACGCAGCGCAGGCTGGCGGCGGGGGTGAGCAGGGCCTGACCAACGTGATGGACATGTTCAGCGGATACAACACATGATGAAGGTATGGCCCAAAGACAAAGCTCCGCCAGTTGGCCACGAGCGTGTGCCGGGCCTGCCGGGGTTCATCCGCGAGAAGGCCAAGTCCGACTCGCGCAAGCAAGACGACGCCATCGCCGAGATGATGCGCGCCACGGCGCAGATGCAGCTCACGGCCCTCATGAAGGACCTGGAGAAGGTCAAGGGCGAGCCGGGCAAGGACGGGCGCGACGGCCAAGACGGTGAGCAGGGCGTGCCTGGCAAGGACGGGCGCGACGGCAAAGACGGGCGCGATGGCAAGGACGGCGTGGGCAAAGAAGGCCCCGCCGGCAAGGATGGCAAGCCTGGCAAAGACGGCAACGACGGCAAACCCGGCAAAGATGGCAAGGATGGCAAGGACGGCAAGGCCGGCGCCGATGGCGTAGGCATCAAGTCCTTCGACCTGCGCGGCAACGAGATCCGCGTCACCCTGAGCAACGGCAAGGTGTCGGCCCACTCGATCCCCACCAGCACGCGCACGGTGTACGCCGCGACGGGTGGCGGTGGTGGAGGTGGTGCGGCCACGCCAGGCCTGGGCATCGACATCGACCCAGTGACGGGTGAGATCAGCGTCAAGCGCACGTGGACGGATTACGTCACGCGCTGGGACGCGATCCCCGAACTGACGGGCACGGCCACCGGCCCAGTGGCGGGCGACGTGTACACCTACATCCTTGGCGGCGTGACGCGCTACCGACTGGTGCCCACGACCTACACCCCGACCGAGGACGTGTTCTATGACGCATTTGCAGGTGGTGCGTGCAGTGGGCCATTGGCCGCGAGGATCGAGCCATGACAAAAGATTTTGAGCAACCGCCGTACTTCGGCGGCTACAAGAAACCCCAGCCGCAGCCTGAACCGGCGCCGGTCGAGACGCCCGACGGGCAGGAGAAGAAGTAAATGCCTGTAACCAGTACCACGCTTGCGGGCGTAAACGTATGGCAACTGTCGGGCAACGTGACCGACACAGAACTAAAGACCGCTTGGGCTGGTTTGATTGTCAACAACCGTTACAAGCCGGGCCGAATTATTTACGTTGACAGCACTTGCAATCTTTTGGGTGTGCGCGGCACTTACCATGTGGACAGTGAGAACTTAGGAATCATCCTGCATAGTTCGCGCAACAAGGCCAATACGCTTTTCACTAACTGGCTTTTTATCCAAACTGTCGGCCTGTCTGTTGGCGCTCGCGGAAACTTCGTGAGGTTCACGAACGGGACAACCATTACGCAAAGCACTGCGGACGGTATTGACATGAAGGGCGGCGGCATGATCTATGCCGTTGTTGGAAACCCCGGTGGCGGCGACCCGCGCTTCTTGAACGAAATGATGTTCGGCTCGTTGGATGGGGCCATCATCACCTCGCAGGCTTTTGCCGAACAGGAATTGCAGCCCGTGTCATACGGCACGATCTGGCGCGGCTTGAATATTCAGAAGTGCGCGAACATTCCAATCGTGAACCAAGGCAACCAAGTTGTTTACCGCACCAACTTCAACACTGAAATCCTGATCGCCAACCCTATCAGTCTTTACTCCAGCGCCAACGGCTGCTTTATTTCAACGGTCATGCGTAAGCAGGGCGCTCCATTTACAAGCAGTCTTGCAAACACCTTCGGAACCGTTGGTCTAAAAACCATCATGATTCTGAACAACTGGCAGGACGAAAGCTACTTCGGTGTGGCCAAGACAACCATTGTGGCGACCAACTGGACAGCGACTAACAGGTTTATCGGTGGCGTGCTTAAAAAGGTGCAAACGCAGCCTTCGACACTGATTAACGTGTACGACAGCCGAAGCACGACCGCCCCCGCCAAATCGACATTCAGTGAAACGACAGCCGACTTTCTGGACGGCACGACAGGCACAACGACAGACGCAACCACGGGCCGAGCCTCTTTTGTGGTGGTGGGCGCTATTTGTACGGGCGCTGCTCGCCCCATCGTGCGCTACACCGGCCAGCGCTTCACCTTGCAAAAGTTTGGCTACCGGGTGCAAGTCGAGACGCCCGACATGACGTTTGGTGATGATGACCTTTCGGCTTTCTCGCCCATCACCATGACCGAGCAAACCGGGATTGTCCGCACGCAAGCGGCCATCACAGCGGCCACGACCATCGACGGATTCCAAGACCTGCTGGAGGAACTGCACGTCTTGGCCTTAGCTCAAGTCGGCGCGGCCAGCTACAACGCCTTCGGCGGCGGCAACCTGTTCACGTTCGAGGGTGGCGTGCTGACGACCAACTTCACGACCGTCAACGTGGACGCCACGGCGGCCAGCAAGATCAGCTACAACAGCGCGACCAACGTCCTGACCATCAAGTCCACCACGCTGGCGTCGAATACCACGGTGCAGTCGTGGAACAACGCAGGCGGCGCGGTGAACCTGCTCAACGGTGCAAAGATCACCGGCATCTACACGTCGTCGGCGGGAACCTCCACGGCATTGGAGCTGCGCGACATCAAGCCCGGCGCCGCCTACATCGTGGCCACCAACAGCACCAAGGCCACGCTGATCTACGGCACCAACAGCGAGGCCGCGGCCCAGACTTATACGGTGTATTTCCCACCAGGCTCTGCTGGCACCGAGATCTATGCGGCGCGCCAAGCCTACGGCGACCAGTTCGACTTTGCGGTGGTTGAGCTGGTCGAGGGCCCGATGTTCGTCGGCTTCAACGACATCCCCGACGAGGGCATCAGCCAGACCACGCTGGCCACGGTGCAGGCGTACACGTCCATCGAGACGACCAACAAGCTCTACGACTACATCGCCGCCTACCGCATGACCGAGGCGGGCATCAAGCAAGGCGCCATCGTCAACCGCGCAGGCCCGCTGCTCCAGTTCGGGGATTACTCGGGCGTGGTCAAACAAGATGCGGCCAGCGTGTTCAGCATCACAGGGGGCACGATCACCCTCAAGGCGACCGGCTTGGCCAAGACCAGCCGCTACACCACGATCATCGCCACGCCGCCCGCCGTGTGGGAGGCCGACACCACCGAGGTGATGGACTTGGACATCGAGGACGCCAACGGCGACAGCTCGGTGACCATCCAAGCCAGCGGCGTGAGCACGTTCGAGGTCTGGAAACTGACCGACGCCACGCCCGAGGACGACTATGAGGATGGCACCCTGCTCGACACGGTGGGTACTGGCAAGTACCGATTCCTGAGCGACGACGGATTCAAGCTGGTGATCCGCGACCAGGCCACCAACTATCGCGTGACCGTGGAGATGGAGAAGGGCGTCTACACCGCCGAGCTGTTCTTCGGCGCCGCGGTGCAACTGGCACAGTCCGCCACGGTGGAGCTGATGTACACCCTGCTGCAAAGCATGGGCGTGGACATGAGCAAGGTCATCACCAACCAGGGCGTCATCAACACCGGCGTCAAGAAGTCCAGCCTGCTGATCCCACACAACACGAACGTCAACACCTGACATGAGCGTCCGTCAAAAATCCAACAGCGCGTTCCTCTACGATGCCGTGACCGACGACATCGTGGGGGTGCGCGACCCCGACGGCAGCGAGTTCTATTTCCAGCGCGTGCCACGCCTGGGTGCGTTCTTCGACACCACGACCCAGACCGACGGCGCGGGCGCCGTGGCCATGAGCTTCAACACTCAGGCCGTGAGCATGGGCGTGAGCTTGAAGGACGGCACCAAGATCAGCGTGGACCGCACGGCGCTGTACGAGTTCCAGCTCTCCACTCACATCCACAACAGCGACAGCCAGGCGCACACGTTTGAGTTGTGGGGCAAAGTCAACGGGCAAGACATCGCCAACAGCAGGTTCATCTACTCCGTGCCATCAAGTCACGGGGGTTCACCTGGTGCCCTCATTCCGTCGCAAAACTTCTGGCTGGCGCTGACTGCCGGCGATTACGTGCAGATCATGTGGGAGGCCGACAACGCCGCGGTGACCATCGCCTACCACGCAGCCGAAGCTGGGCGGCCCGTTTCACCGTCCCTTGTGCTGACGGTCAAGGAAATCGCGCCATAGGGGTGCGCGTAATGCGCACGCCCACGCATAGAGTTCGTGCATGAGTTCATACGACCCTCTCGACGTACGAGGCCAAGAACGCGTGAAGTCCGACAAGGAAACGCGCGAGCGACTGGCCAGGGAAACCGAGGAGGCCGACACCAAGTGGCTCATGGGGTCGAAGCGGGGCCGTCGCATTGTGTGGCGGCTTCTGGATCAGTCGGGTGTGTTCCGCCTGAGTTTCAACACCAACGCGATGCAGATGGCATTCGCCGAGGGCAACCGGAACTTTGGCAACCGCATCCTCTCGCTGATTCACGCGCACGTCCCTGAGTTGTATCCAACCATGGTGAAGGAAAACACAGATGTCAGAAGTAACGCTGATGACGGAAACGGCCACACAAACCAATGAAGGCCAACCCGCGTCGCAAAGCGCCGTGAGTGAATCGACTGCCCCGGCAGCCGGTGAGCAAGCGACGCAACAGCAGCAAGCGACCGACGCGCAGAACACCGAGGGCCAGCAGGCCGACGGTGCCAATGCCGACGGCGAGCAGGCCAAAGCCCCCGAGGGCGCGCCTGAGAAGTACGAGTTCAAGGAAGTGGAAGGCGCTGACATCAACGCCGACACGCTGGCCGAGTTCTCCGAAGTCGCCAAGGAATTGGGTCTGCCGCAGGATGCTGCGCAAAAGATCCTCGACAAGATGGCGCCGTCAATGGTCCGCCGTCAAGCCGAGGCCATTGAGGGCGTCAAAACGCAATGGGCGGAATCCGCCCGCGCTGACAAGGAATACGGCGGCGACAAGCTGAACGAGAACCTGGCAGTGGCGAAGAAGGCTCTCGATGCGTTCGGTACCCCCGAACTGCGCACGCTGCTCAACGAGTCCGGCTTGGGCAATCACCCGGAGGTCATCCGGTTCATGGTCCGATCTGGAAAGGCAATCAGTGAGGACGGTTTTGTTGGAGGTACGCGCTCTGCCGCGGGCCCAGCAGATCCAGCCAAGCGCCTATTTCCCAATCAAGCGTAAAAAGGAACACGCAACATGTCTATTCTTGCAACCACCCACCCAACCCTGTTGGATGTCACCAAGCGCCTCGATCCCGATGGCAAGGTTGACACCATCGCCGAGATCTTGTCGCAGACCAACGAAGCGTTGGACGACATGGTTTGGCTCGAAGGTAACCTGCCAACTGGCCACCGCACCACCGTGCGCACCGGCTTGCCCCAGCCCACCTGGCGCAAACTGTACGGCGGCGTGCAGCCCAGCAAGTCGCTGACTGCCCAGATCACCGACTCGTGCGGCATGCTGGAAGCCTACGCCGAAGTCGACAAGGCTCTGGCCGACCTGAACGGCAACACCGCTGCATTCCGCTTGTCGGAAGAAAAAGCCCACATCGAGGGTATCAACCAAGAGTTGGCCTCGACCCTGTTCTACGGCAACGAAGGCACCGAGCCCGAGGCGTTCACTGGCTTTGCGCCGCGCTTCAACTCGCTGGCTGCCGCCAACGCCGAGAACATCATCACCGGCGGCTCGTCCGACGTTGACAACCAGAGCATCTATTTGGTGGTCTGGGGTCCCAACACCGTCCACGGCATCTACCCCAAGGGTTCGATGGCCGGCTTGAAGATGGAAGATAAGGGCCAAGTCACCATCGAGAACGTGGACGGCAGCGGCGGCCGCATGGAAGCCTACCGTACCCACTACCGCTGGGACTGCGGCTTGACCGTGCGCGACTGGCGCTATGTGGTCCGCATCGCCAACATCGACATGAGCGCTCTGACCAAGAACGCCTCGGCCGGTGCTGACTTGATCGACCTCATGACCCAGGCATGCGAGCGCATCCCTACCCTGAGCATGGGCCGCCCAGCCTTCTACATGAGCCGCACGCTGCGCACCTTCTTGCGCCGCCAGATCGTCAACAAGGTGGCCGCGTCCACCCTGACGATGGAGCAGGTCGCTGGCAAGCTGGTGACCATGTTTGACGGCATCCCTTGCCGCCGCGTTGACAGCTTGGCTGGCAACGAAGGTTTGGTGTCCTGATTTTTCCCGAAGGAGCAGAAAATGATTCTCGACGAACGCAATGAATTCGCTGACGCCACCGCGCTCAGCACCTCGGGCACCGGCCTGCAACTGGTCGGTGATGTGATCGACACCGGCGGCGACGGCATCAACGATGTGGAAAGCCTCTACCTCATGGTGACTGTTGACACCGCTGTGACTTCTGGTGGCGCCGCCACTGTGGAGTTCCAGTTGGTGTCCGACGCCCAGGCAGCCATCGCCGTGGACGGCAGTGCCACCGTGCACTACAAGTCTGCCGCGATCCCCAAGGCCAGCCTGACCGCTGGCGCCACGGCGGTCGAAGTGGCAATCCCCAAGGGCCAATACGAGCGCTATGTCGGCATCGTGGCCAACGTGGGTACCGCTGCACTGACGGCCGGCAAGGTCAACGCTTTCCTGACGCCCAACGTCAACACGTGGAAAGCCTTTGCCGACGCGGTGAACTGATCGAAGGGTGAGTGATGAAAGTCAAAAGCACACTCACCTGCTTCTACCACGGCCGGCGCTATCGGCCTGGTGAAGTATTCGAGCTGCCCGAGGGCGCCAAGCCATCCGCCGACATGACGGTGGTGGACGGCGACAAACCTGAGGTCAAACCCGCCAAGGCCAAGGCCGAGCCCAAAGCCTTGTCGGAGGTGGCCAAAGGTTTGGGCAAGGGTTCGGACGATCTGGTGTAAGCCGATTTTTTTGCAGAAGCCAAGTGTTAGGGGGCCAATGGAAACTGCGGCCCCCTCTTTTTTAGGGGAGCCGTATGGCCTCAGAAGTCGACATTTCAAACCTCGCGCTCGGGCACTTGGGCGACAACGCAACGGTGGCGAGCCTGGAGCCGCCCGAAGGTTCGGCGCAGGCCGAGCACTGTGCACGGTTCTACCCCATCGCGCGCGACTCCCTGCTGGAAATGCACCACTGGAACTTTGCGACCAAGCGCGTGCAACTGGCCGCGCTGGACAACCCATGGCCGCAGTGGCAACACGCCTATGCCAAGCCGGCGGACTGCCTGAACATCATCTCGGTCATCGATCCTGAAGCCCCCGACGATTACGCCACGATCACTGGCTACAACCCCAACCGCACGCCGCTGCTGGGCAGCTTTGTGGTGCCCCAGCGCTACGTCGTTGAGACGAACGAGGCCGGCGCCGGCGTGATCCTGACCAACCAGGAGGACGCGGTGCTGCGCTACACGGCGCAAGTCACCGACACGACCAAGTTCTCGCCGCTGTTCGTCATGGCGCTCACGCACCACTTGGCCAGCATGTTGGCCGGGCCGATCCTCAAGGGTGAGGCCGGGCAGGTGGAGGGCAAGCGTCAGACGCAGTTGATGATGGGTTACCTGGGGAAGGCCGCATCGAGCGATTCCAACCAGCGCAAGGTGGACCCGGTGCACAACGTCGGCTGGATTCAGGGGCGCTGACCATGGCACAAACCAGAACCCTACAACGCTCATTCGGTGGTGGCGAGGTCACGCCTGAGTTCTTCGGTCGCATCGACGATGTGAAGTTCGCCACGGGCGCGGCCAAGATGCGCAACTTCATCGCGCTGCCCCACGGCCCGGTGGCCAACCGCCCGGGCTTTGCGTTCGTGCGCGCGGTCAAGGACTCGACCAAGCGCACGCGCCTGATCCCCTTCACGTTCAACAACGACCAGACCTTCGCCATCGAGCTGGGTGCCGGGTATTTCCGGTTCCACACGCAGGGCGCCACGCTGCTCTCGGGCGGTTCACCCTACGAGGTGGCCAACCCCTACGCCGAGGCGGATCTGTTCGACATCCACTATGTGCAAAGCGCTGACGTGCTCACGCTGGTGCACCCCAACTATGCGCCGCGCGAGCTGCGCCGCCTGGGTGCAACCAACTGGCAGTTGACCACCTTGTCGTTCGCCGCACCCATTGCCGCGCCGGGGACGCCCACGGTGGTGGCCAGCGGCCACAGCTCGGTGAAGTACACCTATCGCTACGTCGTGACATCTGTCGATGCTGACGGGCGTGAGTCGGTGGCATCGAGCGAGGGCTCGGCCGGCGGCAACCTGTTCGAGACGGGCGGCATCTGCACGATCTCGTGGACGGCAGTCGGTGGCGCCGTGCGTTACAACGTGTACAAGTACAGCGGTGGGCTGTTTGGCTATGTTGGGCAAACTGCCACGACGAGCATGGTGGACGACAACATCACGGCCGACGTCAGTAAGACCCCGCCAATCTACGAAAACGAGTTCTCCAGCACGGGCAACTACCCCGGCGCGGTGAGCTACTTCGAGCAGCGCCGAGTGTTCGCCGGCACGCTCAACAAGCCCCAGAACATCTGGATGACCAAGAGCGGCACCGAGTCGAGCATGAGCTACTCGCTGCCGGTGCGCGACGATGACCGCATCGCGTTTCGGGTGGCCGCCCGTGAGGCCAACGTGATCCGCCACATCGTGCCGCTGGGCAGCCTGGTGCTGCTGACCGGCTCGGCTGAGTGGCGGGTGACCAGCGTCAACTCCGACGCCATCACGCCGTCGAGCATCAGCGTGCGCCCGCAGAGCTACATCGGGGCGAACAACGCGCAGCCGGTGATCGTTAACAACAACCTGATCTACGCAGCCGCCCGTGGTGGCCACGTGCGCGAGTTGGGCTACAACGACCAGGCCGGTGGCTACGTGACGGGCGATATGTCCCTGCGCGCGCCCCACCTGTTCGATGGCCTGAACATCGTGGACATGGCTTATCGCAAGGCTCCCCAGCCGGTGTGCTGGTTCGTGTCGAGCAACGGCAAGCTGCTGGGCCTGACCTACGTGCCCGAGCAAGAGGTG